GATCTCTGATCAGTAAAATACAGGTTATCGCCCTCACCTATATCCGTGGTCGTGGCATTCTCCCCTGATGTCACCAGACCTTTGGCATCAAAGAATATCTTGGTATAATTCCCCGGGACGATCGCCGCATTTTCGTCTACCTTACCGTCAAGAGCTGATTGCGTGGCGTTGGATATTGGCTTATTAATATCGGAGGTATTGTCGACACTACCAAGGCCTACATCGCTCTTGGTTACGTTGTGCGGGTTCCCTGTGACAATCAGGGTATGATTATAAGCCGTATCGTAATTAGCTTTAAACCCTGGAGTAAAATGAATATTGTTTGTGCCGGCAGTTATATTGTCCAGGGTATCGGATGTCTTATTAAAATAAGGGCCATTGTTTTGTTTTTCTGAATCCAGTTCGATCAATGCAGACTGGGCATCAGTAGAACTGACATTGCCCGCGGGAACAACAGACACGTCTTTGGCCGGGACTTTAGTATTGGCGCCATAGACCTGCCCCGGGATCAATGCCGAAATTAACAGAGCTGATAAAATAAACCTTTTCATTTTATTAAGCCTCCTGGTATACGCCGAATATCTTATCCCCGGCATCGACCCCTTCTGAAAGGGTGATCGTTTTACCTGATACGGTATAATCCCCCGCTGCCATATTCTGGCCAACTCCGTTTATCCATACCAGTATCATCGGGTCTACTGGTGTTGACGGCAGAGTGAACACGGTCTGGCCCTGGGTAGCGGTAAATGTAAAATCCTTAAAGTTTATCGGATACATTCTTCTCTCCACGGTTATCTCCACCACTTCCTGCGGGCGGGTTATTACTATCTCTTGAATTGGCCTATATATCGTTAGCTCCATTTTGTCGTCCTTTCGGTGATCTTAACTGCCCCGTAAAGGTCGGAATATACGAGTGTTGCTCCCGGCAAGAAAATAAAGAAGTCGTATGCACCGTTGGCCAGGGCATCGAGAGCAGCGGTGGCATCTGAATCTATATAAGCCGTCACCAGACCGTTTTCCTCATCGATGATTATCCCGCCGTTTTCCGTGGTAAGGTCTACGATCACCTCAGTAGAAGTCGGCGATGATCTTATCTGCATCTTTGCCGAATACCCGGTCAGATCAATAGGAACACCGTCATCATCTTTATAGGTTATTGGAAGCGTGAACGTTGCCCCTTTTTTTATACATATATCAAGCTGGTATCCGCACGATTTAATACTCATATTTTATCCCCTTATTCTTATGAACCCGAAGGCATCCATCTTACAGAGATTGAACCCCCCGCTTGATAGGTTACCTCGACTCGCCAATAATCGCCTTTTTTTACCGGCATTGTGAACCCTGCTCTACCTGGATGGCCCCATCCGGTATCTCTTGATTCTCCGCCACAAATACATGTCGTTGGGGTAGCGGAGGAATCAGTATATCCTAATACCTCAACATCACCGCCTCCTGAAGTGGCAGCCATAACCACCACGAATCCATCAGTTGCGGCTTGCTGATTACCATAAGAAGCTGATTTATCTACCCATGAACCAAAACCAACGGGCTGTTGTAAAGCCAATTCCCATTTTGTTGGGTTGGATGCCGGTGCATTCCCGATATTCGCATCTACTAATGATTTATAAACCACACCCGATACTTGGCAGAAAGCGTTGGTATAGTAGGTTGTGCTGGCATCGTATTCCGCTATCCCGATCTCGAGCAAATAACATATCTGATAAAATGCCACCAGCAGGACACCGTTAAAGTCTTGCATCGCTGGCCGGCGAACAGCGATCACGGCCTCTTTCCATCCCTTGACCCAGTGCGACAATGCCTGGATGATTGTTGGGTCTTTAGAAGTTACCGGGGATGCATCATAAAGCGAACCGAACTGACCGACATCCGCGGTGTCTGCTGATTCTGCAAATAACTTCTGGAATATCCTTGTTTTTTTCGCCACGGTGATCTCCTTTTTATGTATAGGTTATCGTTAAAGCTACACCCATCGGCTTGGGGAGAATACCCAGGAATTGAGCCGATGTCATTGCGTTAGTATATATCGCTTTGGCGGTATATGTTGCTGTCATTACCCCGGTATCGGTTATATCGATATCGCCAGCAAAGTTCGCATATAATGCCTCTTTGATGTCTTTGAGGCTGGTATATTTACAGTTGGCGATGATCTTTAATTTTATCAAGGTACTAAGTTCATAATCGGAGAGAGTATATACAGCGTTAAGATTGTATTGATAAAAGAGATCCTCGGAATATGGGCTATCGGAATAATCTCCGAATCCTATGCTCGCCCCGCTGGAATAATCGGTAAAGCTGAAGAATGTATGTACCAGATCAAGTCCGAATATATTGCGTGGCACGCCTACGATTCTACCGATGATATCGAGCTGGGCCCCGACTGCGGTATCCAGATCGAAGCATGTTTGTATTTCCCGGGGCAGGTCATCGCTATATACCGAGTTGACCAATAGCTTAATTGTGGCTATCGCTTTTGTTTTAGCTCGGTACTGAATTATTAAAAGTCCTGAATAATATTTTAGAAGCTCGTCGTATGTCATAATATAGTTATATTGGCTGTGGTAAGTACGAATTTATAATTTAAAGCTGTCGGTAGTACCGAATCGTCCCAATTAGCATTATCGTTTGATACCTGACAATCGGTTATAATAAGATCGGAATTGTATGCCTTGAGTGCTGCCGATATTGCTGAAATATCCGCTGCTTCGTATATTCCATAATCGCTGGCAGCGACCAATGCCGCTTTTGCAGCGTCCTCATCCACTGTCCCGCCAGATAATGAGGAGAGCCCGAATTTAACGTATAAATCCTCATCCTCGGCCCGATCGAAACGGATCTCGAAAGTGCTACCGTCTACCTGGGTAACATCTACCGCTTCTCCACCATCCATCCCGCATCCCAGATTCCGATATTTATATATCATCTCCGCAACGTCCGCATCAGAGCCGCCATCCACGATAACCCATATTGAATTTGCGGACACTCCATGGGCATCCGGGCCGGAACCGGTGGCGTTCTCATATATTATGACCTGTTCCATACCATCAACACTATAAAGACCGCCATATAGCCCCGCATAGGCACCCTGGGCCGGTATTCCTACGGATTTCTGCCGGCGTATCCTTAATAAAGCATCTGTTTCCTGATCTATCCCTGTGGTTGTCGCAGCGGAAGGATTATTGACGGTCAGTACGCCCAGCGTGCTTGTTACGATCGTGGTCAAGGTATTAAGGCCTACAGTTACAGCTCCGATATCCTTTGCCCGGAAAGTTAAGACATTCGCACCGATCGCCAGGGCAGTTCCTGTTTTGAGATAGAACTGTGTTCCGTTTGTATCGGATATTGTGAATGGGGTTTCGGTCAAACTATCCAAACCGTAAAGGTTAAGCACCCGGTCTGTGGTTACGGTTATCGGGATCTCGGTATATGTTCCCCCGTTGCGGATTATCCCGCAAAGTTGCGAAACGGCATCCAGGGCTGTTCCGATAGCCTGGTCTGGATCTTTAGAATTGTACACGCTGACCATTAAGTCCAACAGGTCTTGCTGAGTAAGAGCGTATATATTGATCTGTTGGCCATCCGGGGAATTGGAAGCGACATTGATGTCATCACCGTATATCTGTTTAAATCCCGGGATCGTGGCGGTGCCGTTTACTAAAGCATCCAGTATTTCAGCGTAAGTATTAATTTGTATTCCTGTTAAGTCTACTTGATTAGGCATTCTGGTTCACCTCAAATGTTTGTACCAATGGTCCGGAGTTCTGGTTTAATGTATAAACGGTGTCTACGGCATAGCTCAGTGTTAATATCCTGGATTGGGGATTAAAAACCGCATCGATCTTTGTTAATTTCATAACTCCTTCGGATTGAAGGATTACACCCCGGCAGTTTAGTATGATCTCCTGGACAGTATTCCTGGTCCCTAAAAGTCTGAACCAGTCCAGGCCGGCTGATGTATTAAAAAAGCAGTCGTTGAGGAATTCTAAAATACGGGTTTTTATATTTAGGGCGATAGCGTTATTATCTTGCAAATAGTTCTGTTTTCCCAGTCCGAATGTCCAGTCACCGTCTAAGTCAAGGGCGCGAATTATCATATTGTTACTCCGTATGGTAACCACCTAACCCCGATCGAACCTATACTTCCGCTCACTACCACTTTCCAGTAATCGCCTTTTCTTACTTGCATGGTGAATCCACCATATGGCTTGGTATGATTCGGAGTTCCGCCATTATGTACCGAATCGGCGCGGATTAACGTACTGGGGTCTGCATTGGAGTCAGTATATCCTAAAGCTGACCCCTGTGTTTCATTTCCCGCTTCAGTGATCACTACTTCCACAGTGCCGTCAGTTGTCGCTTGTTGTGCTCCATAGCTGGAAGATTTGTTTTCTGTGGTTCCGAACATGTTTATTTTATTAGTTATTCGAATAATACCGGAACTATCAATCCGGATGCTGGCTCCTCCGAATGTTAATTCGATACCACTGGTATATACACTGGCGATCTTGTTCTGCGTAGATGATACTCCTACCAAAACAAAAGCGTCGGTCAAGTCGTGCATCCTATCATTACGCGGGTATGTTATCTGGCCAGTCTTGAACCACGTATCTATTTCTTTATCGCAGAAAAATAAAAGGCAGGTATCGCCTTTGGCTATCGGGAATGTTATTCTTCCTGTCCCGCCGCCTATAATAACTACGGGGCATTTAACCAGAGCCTCGTAATTTATATATTTATCCGCATCAAGCCCTTCGGACACCGGGGCCTGGTCAAATATAACTTTCTGATAGTTTATTCTAACCGTAGCAGTCTGATCTGTAGCATCGAAGCTCTCGATCGTGCCGATGCTAACACAGTTAATCTCCGACTTTATCTCCTGCTTTCGCCGGTGAATAAATGCTTTTAGATCAAGTGGCCCTTTTGGTTTTTTACGTTCGTTCATGTATTTATGATATTGAATATCCGCATTCCGGAGAACAGGGTTGCCGTGGTTTTGCATTTGCCATTTACGGCCCCGGATATCACGCCTTGATGAATTATACCGTTAATACGATAATCCGCATTGAAGCTCTGTCCATTGATCTGTGAGGCTGTCTGGCTATTAAGTTTTATTAGTTGGCCAATAACCAGACCGGGTTCGAATAGCATATCCGCTGTAAGAATTAACCCATCCATTTTGGGTGTAGCCAGCAATCCGGTATCCGCGGAAAGTTCCGGAATTGACCCCTCAAACACCTCATCGTCTTTGAGGATATTAACCTTGCCGTTATCAATAAAGCAGTTATCAGAAGTTTCTGAACATAACTTTTCCCAGGTTGAACCGCATACGCTTGCTCGGCACCCGGTTTCGGTATAGTCCGTAACTATCCCCCGGTCAACATATCCATTTTTCATATCATTAACGAGCTTATCGATGATATCGTTTTTGGATACGTTATTTAGTGTGAAGTTTGAGAAACAGGTACTCATTGCGAACCCGAAATCCGAAGCTTCGATCTGGGTTATAAAATTGGTTGACCCTTCCTCTTTAAATGAATACGCCTTTTTTATGTTCCCGGAAAATATGATCGGCAACGGATATTCATATCCAGCCTGTAATGTAACTTTACGGAAGTGTGCGGTATCCAGTTCGCTCTTAACTATCCTGTTTCTCTTATCCTTGCTTAGATTATAAAGCCTGAATACCGATGATCCTGAAGATGTCGTGAACATCCGGCGAACGTTAAATTCCAACGTGATCGGGTCAGTGACCTGTATCGGATCTTCGGTGCTCGGGGTAAGCGTGCGGTCTTTGGTCACGTTATAGGCCGGGAAGATCGTCAGGATATATTTCCTTCCAAATTTAGGCACTTATTACGTCCTCCTCTACCGTTGTCACGTCTGTTGAATCCAGGATATATATCTTAACCCGCCCGGTCGTGAAGTCGTCCTTAAACCACGGCTCTTGTCCATCTGAAACGATACAGGCCAGACCGAATGGGATTATATCTCTAAATGCCCGGAGCAGGTTCGGGCTATTAACCAGATTGCGATTATTGACCTCGAATGTACCGTATGTTAAACAATAAGTCCATCCCTGTTGATTCTCTACAAATCGCACGGATAAATCCACCACCGACCCGTCATCGAGGGCGATCTTTAAATTCTGCTTTGAGGCATCATTAAGCTGGTCGATTAATTTCATATCCTATACCTCTAATTGGCGTATGCGACCTTTATTATGTCTACGGTTACATTCTTATTCCCGTCCAGGGGATTACCGGAAGTCTTTCCGCGGTTTACTGCTTCCGACATCGCATCTGTGGCCCTGGTCTGTTCGGTTGTTGGAATAAGGTTCTGCTCGACCGTTCGTATCTGTTTAAAGTTCACGTCAAACTGGGTCACGTATTTCGTATCCTCGTTCTGTAGAGGATGTATCGATTCGATCGCCATATTCTCGAATATACGCCACGGAGTTTCCACGCTGACCAAAGTCTTTGAAGCCTGGAGATCTTGAAAGAATTTAAACGCTTTCTGTTGCTTAGATGATGCCGTGCTGTGGTTAGTGAATATATCATATATGTTAAGCCCCTGGTTGATCACATTGGTGACCTTTGCAGCGGAGCTGGCCAGCTTAGCGTATGCCTGGGTTGCTTGGGTAGATAAATTGGGTAAAAGACCTCCGACCGTTCCGATACTCTGGATGTTCTTCAGAACAGAAAGCCCATAATTCGGGAGGATATCGTTAAGTTCAGCTACATATCCGCGCAGGGTAAATTTAATTGGACGAAGGACGATGTGGTCTTGGATAGCTGACCCGTCCTCTACATAATGGTCGGTGATCTCGCTATCCATTATTACGTTTTCCGGGCCCAGGATATCGAAAACAAACCCACCCACTCCGATCAAGTTCGGGTTTCCTGTAGGTCTTACGATATACTGATTGACCACGTTCTGAATAAGATCGTATGCGTTCACTTAGTTATTCCTCACGGTTGAGTTGGTATCAGCTTCCTGCAGGGCATTGCTTAAATGTTCTTTTACTTGCCGGCCGACAGCTTCGGGATCAGTGGCCCCGGTTATTGTAATAGGAGCGGTGATCTTTACTGTTTTCGTAATATTCCCCGCTGGGCTAATGTTTGAGCTGGGATTCCAATAATTAGGATTGTTTATATCTTTCCACATCCCGCGGAACGGATGCCCTTCTAAGAGATCAGCGAAATCTCCGGCTAATGAACCGAGCCATTTTCCTATTGGTCCGGCACCGACCTTTGATAATGAAGTACGCCAGTCCTCCCCAAACCGGCTGAGTTGCTTGTGATATTCCATTATCCTTTCAACTTCGGCGCCGTTGAGTTTGACCTGGGTATTGATCTCGCTCCACCGATCTTTCAGAAGGATCAACTGGTCGCTCATCCCAATTTGCTGTAAAGCCAATCTCTGATATTCCGGGGAATAGCTCTTTAACCTATCGAGGATCATCCCGAGCAGATCAAAATAGCTTTTTGTTTTTAACACTTCAATTGGGTTAATTCCCATGAATAAAAACCCCTGGGCCCCTTCCCCGGTGAGCCTCATCTTAGCCACGCTGTTCTGCAGACCGCCGATCGACTGGGCTATTAAATCTCCCTCTATTCCGGCCTGTTTTGCGAAATAAGTCCACTTCTGCAGTTCTGTTCCGGATTGTCCCGTGACCTTAGTAAAGTGTTCTATCGGGATCGCTGCGGCAACAGCCCCATCCATAATGTTTTTTGTTACTTTATATATGGCGCCTAACCCCGCAGCTGACATTACGGTTCGCATATTAAGATCGCCCAAGTTGCTTATAAATTCTTTTAGCTTGGTCTGATCTGACTTGAATGAAAGTTCCGCGAACAGCTCGGCTATCTTCACTTTATTTCTCCGGGGTATTTATAACTATCATCGTTTCGTCGTATTCGTTCAAGAACTTTTCGTATTCTACTATGGATATCACCATCTCTGTATCTGCCTCAAAAACCCGGGATGGATCCCCGCCGTAATATCCAGCTTTCGCCAGCCGGAGAGCTATTAAGATTGACTCGTCGGCTTCGAGCTTTGTTTTAGGCCTGCGAAAATCTTTCCGGCGAGCCCCGATAACAGTGAATCTCTGCTTGCGAAAAAAGGGGCGAGGTTTGCGACCATTACCTCCTTGACGACAAGAAGGTAGTCGCCCCTGACGTTCTCTGCTTCGAACGTGTCCTTTGTGACTTTAGTTCCGTTATATGTCACCCGGGTAAAGCACTGCCACATAGCCTCATCGATGATCTCTGAAGATACTATTCGGCATATCAGGTTCTTTAGTGTATTCAATGCCTCTTCCCCGAGATCCATTGCGAACAGCTCTTTGAGGCTTTGTGCCCCGGCCTCGAGCTTTACATTCTCAAACTCTTTCATCACCGCTTTAAATAATCGGTGCGAATCGGCGAAGGTTGTCGTTATATCCAGCAGTGCCCCGCTTTCGAGTGATTTTTTCATTATCCTACGCTCCTTGGCGAGCTACCGAATAAGAACTCGTAAATTATCACGCTCGCTTCGGCATCGCCTTCGACGTTATCTTTACCGCCCGGGAGTTTCTTGAACGCCCCGCCCGATAGGATATATGTTTCGTTTGTTATCCCGCCGGCACCGTCGCCAATATTTTTAACAAATTCCCCGGTCAATAAGCTGAAAGCTGAAGGATCGTTCTTCATCAGGTTCAGCAGATCGTTAAGGAACTTATCATCAGGGCTGCCACGGACAAGACGAAGAGAACCTTTGGCTACTTCGCCCTGGGCGTTATAGGTGTATATCGAGTTTCCGGTTTTACCTTTCTTTACGGCTATCAAGTCGCTGTCATAGTCGAGGACGAAAACATCGCCGTCCCCGAAGTCGTTCAGAATCCTGTCGTTGATCTTTATCGTATCTTTTCCTGAAAATGCAGTAACCATATTAATTATCTCCCTTGTTGGTGTTATGCGTTATCTACTACGTTAACGATTGTCGAGTGCACCGCACCGGCTTCTTTTATGGCTATCTGAACCAGCGGGGCTTTACGCAGGGCACGATCTGCCTGTGATTGCTGGGAGATCGGTTGGCTGTATATGTAATACCCGTACTGGTTGATATTCTTCAGGAAATCGTCAAGGTTGCCGAACGTTTCCGCGGAAGTCCATGTCCCTGGAGCGATAAAACCGTTGCTCCTGGCCTGTTCGCAGGCTCTGCGGTATGCCCCTTTAAGCACGGACATGCCCGGCTCAGTCTGCGGTACTTTAGTCGAGGTAAGCCTCAGGGCGTTGAATCCGTTGACTTTAAGCTGGCTGACGAACCATATCAGGTTCGCTACGGAATCAGCGAACTGGTTTGCTCCGCTGGAAACTACGGCCGGTATACCGCCGTTATCCCCGGCATAGGCGATATAAACATCTACGCCTGCGGCCAAGCATGCTGTAAGTTTTGTCTGATCTATTGCGGCATCGGGATTGATTGTCGACAGAGATTTGAGGTTCATCGTTATAGCAGTATTCGAACCGTCAAAGTTAACGGAAAGCAGTTTACTGGCGTATGCTGCGGCGTACAGACGGGCATCCAGGGCGCTATCCTGGTGCAGAAGGCACCGGGTCCGGCTATCGCTGGCCTGTTGTATGGTTGTGAATAACCCGGCAACGTCTGAATATGTCGCCGAAGGCAAGAACAGGATCTTGTCGCCATAAGCCTGTACGGAATCGGCCAGATCGGCCCAGGTGGTGTTCGAGCCGTAATTGGTCGAAAGGATACCGCAGAAGAAGATCAACGCCTGGGCGCGGTCTATGGCTTCTTCCAATGTTTCGGTCGCCCCGCTTACCCCGGTAATGCTGATCTTTGCCCCTGTACCGCCTGAAGGAGCCACGGTTGTCTCCAGTCCTGTCGCCACGGCATATCCGCTTCCGGCTACCAGTATTTCAGCCGAAAGTATTGCTCCGGAACCATCTACGGACAGGACTTTTATTGTCCCTAAAGACCCGCCGGACTGAACCACCGTCAAAACGTCGTTTACGGAATATCCGGACCCTACTGCGTTAATGGTAAACGTCCGGATCATCCCTGCTGTGGTCGGGTTAAACGGAAACACGATCAAGCTTCCCCCGCCGGCAAGGATATTCGGTTGCTGGCTGAATATCGCCACGGCCTGTTTGTATGTTTCTGAGGTAGTTCCCCAGTCATCGCCTACGGCCGCAGCAGACACGTATATCCCGTAATCGCCATAACCAGCGGGCGGTGTTTCATCGGTAAATAACCCGATGTTGTTGACTTTATACTCGCCGAGCCCTATCGGGGCCTGGCTTACGTTTACTGTTATTACGTTAGCGATATCAATCATTTCTGGCTCCTTGTTTTATGCCGTTGGGTCTGGATCTACCACTGGCTGGGTAAAGTCTACCGTTACCTCTTCGGTCTTAACTCTTCCTGTATAGCTATCATAGAAATCTACGGTCTTGGATTTTTCATACCAAGCTAAAACATTGAACGGTATATCAAATCTATAAAGCAATGCGGAAGCCTCGAGTTTAGTCAGGTTTTGGATTGGTGCCACGTACCCGATCTGGAATGAGTTTGCCTCTTGGGTCTGTTGGGAATAAATAGACCCCAAGGCCATAATCACTTCTTCTTTCCGCTGTAGTGCTATAATTCCCCGGGACAATATTCCGAGGACAATGTTTTCTTGGGTATTGATTACCTGTTCTTCTTCTTGTGTTTCCGAATTGAATGAATTCCTGCTCGCTATGGTCTTGGGTGTACCGTTATATTCTACCGTTATATATAACCGGTCATCGTTCGGGATCATCCATTTCTGGTTATAAATAACGACCTGATCCTCTTGGAGTTCGAGTTCGTGGATAATGATATCCCGAATAAAATCAAGGGTAATCTTAACTTTTCCGTCGGCGGTAGCTCTCATTGTTCGGTAGTCATTATGTAGTCCTGCACGATCTCATATTCGATAAAACCGTATTTGCTGTAATCGGTCTTACTCATTATCCGGAATTTCTCGTTATCGGCGATGATCTGGTCATCGATGTTCATTGACACATCCGGGAGGCAAATAAGCTTATCCCATTTCCAAGCACGCTGGCCTTCCGGCTTGATCGCTATTTGCTGGGGCGATAATGGGACGATCATCCCCCGGGTTTCTATTTCGTGAGTAGTTTCCTGGAGATATCCATCAACAGTACTTTTGGTGATCAGGACGAATGTTATCGGCTGGGTAAATGACGACACGACCTCGGACATATTCGGGAGGTCTTGGCTTTGTGCCAGCGTTTTGTCTTTGGCGTTGGTTATCATTTACTTGCTACCCTCGACGTTATGCTTTTTCTTAACTGTGCGGTATCAATTAAAATGCTGGCAGACTTTTTTCTTTTAATTGTTTTCTCATCCAGCGGTGCCCATTGACCGTATCCACCTGTTTTGAATGCCCCCTGGATAATATTCTCGGCTGCTATTCCGAGCTTGGTATAGGCTTCCTTTATAGTTGACTTTCCCGTGGTGAACGCCTGCCATAGGGAAGCCTTAACCTTATTTAAATCAAGATCTTTAGTTCTAAGCGGGACTTCTATGAACGATCGGCGCGGGATGTTCTGGCTCTTTACTCCCTTTTCATGAGCCAATCCGATATCCGCATTGGTCATGTCCGATGCCTCTTTTGTCTTTTTATGCCCGCCTTCTTTTGATACCTTACCTGTTTCAAGCCTGTTCGACTTTACTCCCAAGATGCCCACCTGGGCCACCATCTTTGCTCCAATAGCTTTCTGGATTGCTGTCAGCTTTTCAATATCCAGCTTGACTATCTGCCCTCCTGGGGCCTTATTGATCTTGGTCATTATTCTACCGTAGTGTATCCTGCGATCAAACCCACGTTTCCCACAAGGCACGGGATGACCATCGATAAATACATTATTCCGTATCCATTGGTGGCATATATTGAGAACACCGGGTCCTTGAGGTACTTGTCCGGGATGCTGTATGATACCGAAACCCCTCCGACGGACTTTGAGTTGATCGGGAACTTGGCCTGGGCACCTATCCCCTGGGCCGAGTTCTGCAAGTTTGTTACCAGATAAAAAGCGGCGAGATATAAGAAAGCAAGCGTCGCCGAAGCAACATCCGGGAATAACCCGTCATTGAAGTTCAGCAACGCCTGATTAATCGCTTTCGTTATATCGCTATCGATGACAAGGTCGAGATTATCCGGATCGTCAGCTGGGGCATACGGGAAGTCCCGGTTAAACTGTGCCTTAAAGTCTGCGATTGTCGGGGTCGTCCAAGCCATTTTTAGCCTTTCTTTTCGATCTGTTTTTTGAGCTGTTTATTCTCCGCTAAGAGTTTTTCGTTCTGTGCGGTCAGCTCTCGTATCTTTTTATCCAACGTTGCTACTTTCTTTTCCGCGGCGGCAACATCACGTTCGCCTTTGAACGCTACCAGCTCGTTCGGGTAACGTTTCAGGAGTTTCTCAGCCAACGTATCTTCCACCTTCGTGACCACACCCGGCTTGATTTTTCCCTCGGGAGCAAGCCTTGGATCAACATCGAATACTCTCCCACTTCTGTTGTATACTTCCATTCTCTCCTCCTACTTTTTACCCTGCCTATTATTAGGTCAGGTCGATATATAACGTTTCCAGGTTCCTGTAGAACTCAACGCCCGTGAACTGGCCATAGGCGGCATCCTGGAACTGGAAGTTGTTGACGGTGTTCGGCTGGGTGATCGTGAAGTCCACCGGGACGTCCATTCTCACAGAAGTCGGATCTCTGCGGGTCAGGACATACCTTTCAGTCGAAAGGTGGCCATCGGAATTGGCCGGGGTGCAGTAAGCCAAACCCTTGATTTCCACGCCGCCGGGTACGATCTCGGAGAACGCTTTCTTCAGGTATTCGAGCTTGCTGACGGTCGGGTACAGAGTATTCAACGGGGTAGCAAGTCCATTAAAGTCAGCCTGCGGGATGATGAACAGGTCAGGCATTGCTGTGTACGCACAGTTCGCCTGGTACGCCTGGATCAACGCGCCGACGAATGTCGCAAACTCGGCGGTGCTCATTGTGCTGATCGACTTGCTGATCAGTGAGGTGTTAATGGTCAGGGCACTGCTGGTCAGCAGACCTTTGACCTCTTCATCCACTTTGGAGCCCAGGAACGCGATCTTCTGCATACCCAGGTCCCAATTCTTCTTGCGGGCTGAGTGCAGGGCTTCGATGTAGTCCCAGTTGCTGGCTCTCAGCGCCTGTTCGACTTCGAAGATGGTATACGTGACGGCTTTCGCCCAGTTCTTCACGATAACCGATTTTGACGATATTCCGGCTCCGGCTTCAGCCAGGCGGGAGTTACCTTCGCCCTGGTTGATTATCCCGGACTCGAAATCGCCCGAGGTATTAACGGCCAGGTTGGTGATGATGCTCTGGGAGAACGAACCGTCGCCAACGGCGATCGGAACGAAGTCCGCGGGTGCCACGGTATAGAATTTCTGCTCGGTTACCTGCTTTTTGATGAACGTTAGGTAATCGATGGCGATCTGGTATCCCAGCGTCGTGGAATCGATATCCCCGTTAGCGTTCCGCAAACGAAGCCCGCCGATATCCTTCCCGTTATACTTCTTTTCGAGGTTCTGCCTTAATTCCCTGAAGTCCATTTTTCTTTCTCCTTCGGTTGATGTTTTGGTTTTATAAAACCCCCGGGGCTTTTAGGCCCCGGAGGGCTCGATTATATTCTGCTTCGCTTAGTCCGCTGCCTGGGTGACGATTCTTTCCCAGTCAGTATCCGCTCCGTCATTGGCGATCTTGATATACATATTCGGCTTGGTGGTGGCAACAGCCGACTGTCCTACGAAGATCGAACCGATCGGAACTCCCGCACCCGCTGCGGCTCTGGCGGCAGCCCTGGTTACGGCCACGCCCGAGTAAATATTCACGGTACCGCTCAGTTTGACATCGCAAACCGGAGCACCGCTGATTCTGATTGCCGCATCTACCACGGCACCCGAGTCGACCACAATGGCCAGACCGGAGTCGAGGCAGGTAACATCAGGATAAACCTCGATCATCACGCCATCAAACTGGCCTGTGACGGTCGCCGCGCCTTCGATATGAGCGTGGATAGCGTTCACGGTTGAAGCTGTGAAGTTACCGGTATTAACATCGACTAAAGCAGACACGCCGGACATAGCTGTGATCGCCCCGGTTCCGTCATGCTTTGCCCACGCCTGGGTTCCGTACGCCTGTGCCGCCACGGCATTGCTTCCGTCTACGCCGACATAGCAGCGGGAAGCACTGGCTACGGCGGTAAGCCCGGAATCGCCCGCGCCCTGAACATCGGCTTTGACGTAGGAGCTTACGAGATCATCGCAGTCCCCGGCCCCAGCTGAATGTATGATGGTTACGTTGTGCGGGATAACTGAAGCACCCGGATTCGCGGCCAGCGTTCTGGATAAAGCGAAGCTGGTTGAAGCGACCAGGGTGGTGAACGCACCGGTCGAAGGAGTCGCCGCACCGATCGGGGCATCGTTGATCGAACCGCCCACCTGGGTGGTCACGACCTCGATCGTGTTTCTCAATAAGCACCGGATCAGTTGGTTCGCTGCGGTGGCTTTATCGAGGGCGATGGCGCAGATCGGGTTAACGCCGGCGTTGGTCTTGACCAGTGTTCCGGTCACGACATACTCCAAGGAAGCACCACGGGCTATCGCCGCAGAGCTTTCCAGGTAAATCACAGACCCGGCAAGAGCGATGCTTAAAGCATCATTGTCGGTGAAGCTGGACTTTTTCGGGTTAGCGATAACAAAGCCGAAAGGAATATCGGTCACCGCGGCCCTGTCCACGATGATGGTGTTACCGGCCACGTCTACGAGCTTGACCGCATCGCCGGGGTACAGTGTCGCCACTGAAGCCGGGTCGATCTGGCAAGAAATCGTAAACGGAGAAAAGTTCATATCCAATGAACCTTTCAGCGCGGTCATTGCAAGCTGATTCATATTCTGTACCTGAGCCATTTGTGTTTCCTCCTTTTAGGTTGGTTTATAATTACTGCTTTTTCGGTGTAGACCCGTATTTGCTCTGTCCCCGGGCCACGCGGGACGCTATGGAATTAACGAGAACTTGTAAGAGGCCTTCCCCTGTTTCATGGGCCGAGTTCATCTTCTTGAAGTATTCCAGGTTTTTAGCCTTCTTTTCGTTCTCGAGTCTTTTCTCGTTCTCTTTTTTCTCTGCTTCTTCCTTTGCCTTTTTCTCAGCCTCTTCTTTTTCTTTGGCTTCTTTCTCGGCGTTGGCTTTCTTTTCAGCCTCTTCCTTTTCCAGTTTCTCTTTATCCGCGGCCTCGGAATTAGCCTTTTCCTGCTTTTCCTTAGCTTCTTTCTCTTCCCGGGCTTTCTTCTGCTCAGGAGTTTCCTCAGCGGCGTTGGCCGTTTTCTTCCTGCCGTAACACGCCACGAGGTCGGCGATCTTATACTTTCCCTTATCATCGCCTATCTCGTCGTCCATATTGATCTTGGACTTTGCTGCTTCTTTCTCAGCCTCTTCTTCCTCGCGCTTCATCTTGATCAGGTCAGCTGCCGAAACGTCCGCGCCGTCAACGTTGATCATCAGTTTTGCGAGGTCTGTTTCCTCGGGCTTTGCCTCATTGTCCAGCTTGCCTGTTATGGCATTCCATACCTTCCTCAAAAATCCTTTTTCCATCCCTCCTTCTCCTTTCGGTTTGTCGTTTGGTTTTTTCTCTTTATTATGATCTGCCACTATTTTCCAGACATCCTCATCAGAAAATTCCGGATGTTCTTTCTTTTCTTTCTCGAACTCGGCCTTCATTTTGGGATCGGATTTATCGATAGCGTTAAATATCCGATCGCCCTCTTCGATAATATCTTCATCTTTTAGCAAGGGATAAGTGGCTTTAAGGAAAGCGGATAATTCCTCTCTTGCCGCTTTAGGAGTAGGATGGTTCTTTAATGTTTCTGTAACCTGTTCGCCTTTGTAATAAGCAAATCCGCGGTATACTATTCCTTCGGTTTCGGTTTCGAACTTATTAATCTTTACGCTCGCTATGACCATCGAATCCTCCTTTATCATATTCGCCGGTTTCGAGTTAATAATTAACTGTGGTACTCCGCTCAACTCATAACGCGGGTTTGGCACTAAAGCCAAATGTTCGGGAACTCCGTCGAGTATTTCCGAATTATATTTTAAACCGTGCCATTCCCCGCCTTCTTTAAGACTTGTGGCGGTATAACAAGTTGAGGTTGAATATCCATTGACTATTAATTCTTTAGCCCGGTCATTGATTATCAAGAAGTCCGCATAATACCATCCGTCAGCAGAATTGTATTTTACTGCCGTAATGTATCCCTGGGCCTTGCGTGCCATATTCTCGGGATTGACATCCTGATGTAAAACTATTACCGGTTTCCCGATAAACGAATTGACGAATTTATCAATCGCTTCTTTTTTAAGAAGCTGTATTCCAACACCGAGATCAGTATAATCTACTAACCCCGGTTCTATCAGTCGGCAAGTATACATTGATGGCCAATCGGAAGCATTTGACTTCTTATTCTTCTTCGCTTTCCGCTGGATATCCAAGGCAATGGCCACGGCCTGGTCATGCGGCTTACCCTCTTTCTCCAAGGTTTCGATATTCTTTCCTACGGCTTCGTCTGTTTCGGACTCGATTAATGGCATGGGTTACTCCTTAACTTTTTTTATAAATTCTATCTATCCCCATCGATTTTTTTTATATCACCAGGCTTAACATCGGTATCGAATCTGATACCATAAAGGCTACCGATTTTAACAATCCATGCTTTTTCTTTTTGTGATTCGCTCAAATCTTTAGCTATATCTGAAGGGATGGCGTTATTTTTAACATTCCCGCCATACTTCTCTTTCCCTCTGTTCAGGTTCTCTTTGGTATTGAACATTTACGCCTCCGTTATGATCGGCAGGGCTAAGCACCTGCATCCAAAATCTTCGCCTGGGTGTGCCCTACGCCCAGTTGCCGAATCCACGATCGGCGGGCTGTCCCAGCTGAATATACGCCCATCCAGTTTCTTATGATCTTCCCGGACTCGGCGATCTTGGCTTGTGCTCCATTCGTACTTGCTTACGCCCGCTGCCTCATACCGCACCTGGCGGTATTTGCTTACCATGAGGCTTGTTTCCTGCCGGGCTATGAATTTAGCTTTCCGGCGGCTTACCCCGACTTCCGCTTCAATCTGTCTGGCCAGTTTCTCAGCGCGGAACCCTTCTTGCACGTTCTTGTCCACCTGGTCCCGGAGCCTGTGGATAGCCTCAATCTGCCATTCCTTGATCGGGGGGGTAGCTGAGGCGGTATACTCCTCAATCAGCCTTGCACGGTCGCCTGGTGCCAAATCCAGGGGTATTTCCAGTTGCTTGGTGGTTGTTCTTGCGAACTGCCTGTTTAAATCGTCAATTACCGGGGTTATCGCCTCACCCAGCTTTAAACTGGCCGGGTTTGCCTGGATATCCTTTTCCAGCTTATCCAGGGCATCCTGGGCCTTTGCCTTGATAAAATCGGCCCTTACGCCGGATGCGGACACCGCCTGCTTGAGTTCCATAGGCAGTCCTTCCAGGGACAGCTTAAACGCCTTGCGTGTCTTATCCCAGGTGGCCCCCAGTGATCTAAGTTCCCGCGAAATCGAGGCATTAAAGGCCCCGGTGAAATAACCGTCCTGGTAATGTATCCTGTCCTGGTTAACTGCGGCGATCAGGCCAGCGTACCTGGCGTTGAGCTTATGTCCCTCACCCGGCTTCAACATTTCAAGGAGCGGTGCATAAATCAGTGAATAAAAGTGTTCAGCGATCAGGTTTGCGATCTGATCGGCGTATCCTATCTTGTCCTTTATCGGCTCGAGCTTTCTCTCTCTCATATGCTGTGGATAACCTGTTAATTCTTTTTATCCCTACGGTTCTTCCAGTTAAACCTGGGTTCTGCGTTCTTGATCTCTGGCGGTGCTTTCTCTTTCTTCGCCGGCTCGCCTGATTCGGTGCCAGCGGCTGTCCCTTTAAATCCCGGGGAGTCCATCGGCTCTTGAATCGGCGGTTCAGGCTCTCTTAACCCCTGGCCGACCTCAGTTTCCATGGTGAACAGCTTTTCTTGCTTTAAAGCGTCCATAAACTCGATCGGGGTCAGCATGTCCATGTTCTTGAGCTGGACAAACCTGTTCTGCTTGCTGGTCTTGATCTGTTCTTCCTGCTCTGCCGACAGCACCCTCAGCGGGTGGAACCCTATCTCTAAGCTGGGCATAAACCCGAACAGTTGCAGGCAACATAAAGGCAGAACGCTCTGCAGGATCTCTTTGGCTTTGGCCCGAACCTCTGATTCAATCAGGGAGTTATAGTTCTCGATGTCATCTTCCCCGGAATTAAAGCCGGCGGCTGACAGGCCGAATAGCTTGGTCATTGGCATCCGGACCGCCGCTGCGGCCCCTATCCTATTCTGGTTAAGGATCTCATGCAGGCCGGAGAAGGATATCTGTTTCTGGTCATATTCATCCTCTTTATCCATCACGATGGCGTTCTGGAAGTTCTTTAACATCGTGGCGATTTCAAGGCGTTTGGTCAGCTTCCCCGCGGCCAGTTGCGACAGGAGCTGGTTATTAAACCCGTTGATCTTCCAAATATCTATTTTAGCCTCATCAAGCAGGGCGTATATGACTTCTTCGTTCTTTACCCAAGAGTTGAGCGATCTGATCATCCGTTCAAGCTCAGACATGCCCCATCCCTGAAGACGTTTCCGGACAAAGCTCGGGGCTTCTTTTCCCATGACTTTAAGGACGCGGGTGCTGTGTAATGGCTGGCCATAATAGTTATATGGCGTATCCCCGCCTTCCCCGCCTATGTACTGAAGCACCAGTTCCCAGCGATCGGCTGCTATGAACGATAGCGGAAGGTCAGAGTTTATCCGGTTAAGATCGAGCTTCGTTGCCGGGTCCTGGGCTGTGTTAATGATCAGGCCTGCCCCGCCGTATAACTTTGCCCATCGCATCGTGTCCTTAACCGCTTTAAGTACCCCGCACTGTTCGAGGTAATCCTGAAGCAGTTTCATATCCTCGGCATCGAGTTCATCAGATTTAAGGTCAAGGCCGCCTCTGAATGCATCCTCTACTGGCTGATCTATGGCAGTCTGGATCACGCCATGGGTCATATACGAGTAGCTTAACAGGATACGGTTAAGCGTGAGCGGCATATAAGCGTTGCTTATGGCCAACTCTGCCGGGATAGACAGGCCAGAGGTGCCAAGGCTTGAGCCGCCGAAAATATCCCCGGACTGGTTATAATCCGGTAGTCCTGTAGCGTTGTCCTTGCGTTCTACCAGTTCAGCGTTCTTGGCTTTTCTTGGTGCGTTTCGCCTGTGTACGTTCTTCATAGGATATACTCTTCCGGGTATAAGATCTCGGGCATCTTTTTAAAGGACATCGAATATCGTTTTCTTTTGCTTTATGTAAGGCTCCAGGGCGTACCTTATGCCGTCTGGGGCGTGGTTGTTTTTGTCGACAGGGATGGGAAGTATCTCCCCTGTAATCTTATCTTTTTTCCATCGATAATTTTCAAAGTTAGCTTTGGCCCCTGGACAGCGGGTCGTATGTATAACGATTCGTTCAAAACTCCGTAAGAACTCAAGACCATCCTCGACAGAACCTTTGCCTTTTTCTGCCCCAATGATGTTGAATCCTTTATATTCGATTCCATCTTTCCCGACGGTTGGCTGGGAAAGGAAGTTAATTGTATCAGGCCGGGCTGAATCGGCTCTGATCTGCCATGAATGCGAGTCCGGGACAGTTTCGTAGGCCTTGTGCAGCTCTCCGATCTCGATCCCGACGCCATATACTTCGTCGCAAATATAAAGGCTCTTATCCAGAATAAAGCACCGGCCCATCCACATCGCATCGACCGAATAACCAAAGTCCGCGCCGTAGTAAAACTGGACACCAGCCGGCGGTTCAAACTCTTCAAAGAACAGCTTGTTTTTAAAGATAAGGGCATCGCTGTATTTCTTGAGCTTGCCCATCCATATGTTTTTATAAGCATCTGGGTCAACACGCTTGCAATATTCCATCTCCTGCCGGAGGACTTCCGGGAAGAAAGCGTTATCGACATAGTTTATCTCCTCGATCACCGAGTTTGGCGGGGGATGCATAACAAAGCGTTGATACGCCGGGTCTTTCTCCTCGTCCGGGTTGAACGTTACTATTATTTCCGAGTTGGCCTTTCTGATGGTTGGGATCAATACCACCCACGATTCCTCGGAGACCTTGTTCGCTTCCTCTACCCAGCAGATATCTATACCCTCGGTTGACTTGATCTCGTTTATATTCATCCGAAGGCCCTTGAAGATAAACTCTGACCCGGTTACTGAGGATATCCCCTCCTTTTGAATGATAAAATATGCGCTTAAACCAAGGGCTTGGATACGGTCGCATAGCAAACGATACACCGAGTCGCGAATTGAATTCTGCATTTCTCTGGTGCATAAGATTCGAAGTTTCTCCTGGCAGGCCCGGGCAATCAAATAATCCGCAACAGCCCAGCTCTTCTGTCCACCTCGGCCGCCGAATAATACACGATACCGAGCTCCGGGTGTTGATAACACCCTTTGACATTTTGGGGACATATATGTTCGGATTATCATACATTAATGTCCCTCTTTACCTGGGTGCATATTACACACTTACACCCTATTTTATGGTGTGGTCTTTCTTTCCTTTTTGTTTTACAAGAAGCACATTGGCAATTATCCTTATGAATAAAAATATGCTTCTTTGATAAACAAGAGGCGCATTTGCAATCTTCCCGATGAGGCACATTTACTCTATTTTTCCAAGACTCCCGTAAATGCTTCTTATGTATTTCCGACTTTGGTTTTCTTAATTTATCTATTGTTTCGGGCGAGTGTTTCCAATGCAATCCTTTATTGGTTAAAGTATGATTACCCGCCCCCCCAGAATCAAGATTATAAATATTATCTTTACCGAAAATTCTCCGATATTCTGCAATAATTGCTATCTCTAATTCATCGAGCTTTTTATGATCTTGAGAATATGCTACAATCTCCCGCTTGAAAGAATTACGCCCATATTTCCTGATAGCTTTTTTAATTAATACTCCACTGCCTAAATATAACCCTCGTATTTTCTTATTCCCGAATCGCTGACCAATATAAACCTTACCATTTACCAGATTGGTTGTCTTATAAATATAACCTATTCCGTTCATTGTTTTGCTTCTCCTGGAGCAGTGCTTTCAAATATGATCTGTGGCGGGGCCAGCGGTGCTCCCCCTGGTCCGGATAACTCATGATCTTGCTTATCCCGATATGAAGTTCCGTCATCTTTCTTGTGGTTATTGATCATTAAAAACTTCACGAATCCACTGTTTGTCTTACCGGATATTCCCGCTCTGTTTAAGAAAGCAGCCTGCTTTGCCATCATATCTTCAAAGGCGTATGAAAATTCCCGGTTTCTTTCACATAACTCTTTACGCATCAGCCTGATTATCTTGACGTTATGACAAAATTCGTCCCAGATTGGATAGCTGGTTTTATGGGTATAGTCCTGGAGCAGTCCGGTGAGCTTAACAATAAACTCATCGGTATATTTAGACGGTCCATCCGGTCCGGGCTTGCCTTTATATTCTGGCACTAATATATCGCTCATACCCCCACCTCTTGCAGCTTCTCTGCTTTTAATCCGGTATATTCTTCCCAGCGGTTAATGATCACCTGGCAATACTTGGGGTCAAGCTCAGACATATAACACGTCCGGTTAAGCAACTCACATGCTATCAGCGTGCTTCCCGAACCCCCGAAAAAGTCAGCCACAATCTCTTCCCGTATCCCGCCCGTACAGTTCTCAATCATATT